ATGATAGAGAAAAAAAAATAGCAGAATTAGAAGCAGCAGGAGTTGACGTAGAATATAAGGATAACACATTTCATTTTACGAGAGAAATGGCTACCCAATTATTGGGGGCAACACAGTTATGTGAAAAGTTAGGTGCTAAAAATGTGGAGTGGAAAAATAGCGAAGGCAAGTTTATTAAAATACCTTTATCAAAATCTTATACTATTTGCGGGTCTGCTTTACAAAAGTTTATAGCAATACATAAAGAAAATTAAATGCTAGGAAATACAATATCAATATTGCAAAGTAACAAGTTTTATGGTGCTGGTGAGTTCACAGAATTAGCAAAAGGAAAGAATGAACTTGTAAGCGATTGGAGAGGGTTTAAAGACAAAACAACTAGAGTATGGCGTAACGTAAAGAAATAACAAATGAGTATAACGAAAGAGATTATAATAAAAGCAGATGCTGATGATGCAATTAGCGAAACTGAAAAACTAACAAACGCAATAGACAAACTATCTGGCGAGGTTAGCAAGATGGGTAAAGAAACTGAAAAGTCTTTTGATAAAGCAGAGAAAGGTTCTAGTAAACTATCTAAAGGTTTTAAAGGTATAGCTACAGCGTTTAAAGCAATAGGTATAGGTTTAGTTGTATCGTTATTTGCTAAACTTGCAGAGATTTTAAGTAGGAATCAAAAAGTTATGGATTTATTATCCAACGTTATGAAAACTTTAGAAATTGCTTTTAAAGATTTGTACGGGTTTGTTACTCAAAACTTTATGCCAGCCTTTAAGCAGTTAAAAACTTTTTTTGATAACCTTACCTTTGAAAAAATAAAACAAGCTATACAGGAGGGTATGATAGAGAGCTTCAACTCTCTTTTAGAAGTAGTTGGATTTGTGGGAACAGCCTTTAAAGAATTATTCGCTGGTAATTTTAACGCAGCATTAGATGCCGTTGGAGAAGCTGGGAAAGAGTTAGTTGATGTGTTCACAGGTGTCGATGGTACGGTAGATAAAGTTAGCGAAACACTTACAAAGGGAGCGAGTTCATTAGCAGATTACGCGAAAGAATCATACAATGCAGCGTCGGGTATTACAGAAGTAGCCAAACAGGCTTTAATAGCGGAGGCGATTAATCAAGGGTTGATTGAGAAGTACGATAGACAAGCAGAACAACAAAGACAAATACGAGACGATGAAAGTAGGTCTATAGAAGACAGGATTGCAGCCAATATAAAACTTGGTGAAATTTTAGAAGAGCAGGAAAAAACAATGCTTGAAAATGCTGAGTTATCAATTACAGCAGCTGCTAATGAATTGGCTTTAAATGATAACATAGAGAATCAAATTGCTTTAATTGAAGCCAAGAACGAAAGGATGGCGATACAAGCGCAAGTCGAAGGTTTTAGAAGTGAGCAATTAATAAATACAAACTCGTTATTAAAAGAGCAAATAGAACTAGAGAAAAAAGGAGCAGATGATTCAATTGTAAACGAAGAAAAAAAGAAAGTAATAGCAGATAAAGCAATTGAAGATAAAAAGAAAAATGCTGCGGATGAAATAGCACTACAAGAACAAATAACAAACTCTAAAATAAAAGCTTTAGATTTATTCCAAAGTTTAGTGGGTGAAGAGTCCGCTTTAGGAGTAGCTGCTTTATTAGGTAAACAAGCATTAGCCACTCAAGAGTTATTAATAGATATTGCAGCAGTAAAAAGTAAAGCAACAAAAACATTAGCCGAAACATCTTTGGATGGTGCTAAAGCGAGTTCATCAGTAGCAACTGGATTTGCAAATACACTTGCTTTGGGATTTCCAGCAGCAATTCCTGCTTTAGTTGGTTATGCAGGTGCAGCCGTTGGAATAGTTAGCAGTGTGCTTGGAGCGGTTAAAGGGAGTAAAAACGTAGCAGCTAAATACGGAGCAAGCGGCGGTAGTTCTAGCGGTGGTGGTGGTAATTTAGCACCTCCTGTAGCAGCAGCACCATCTTTCAATCTAGTTCAAGGAACAGGAACTAATCAAATATCAGACAGTTTATCAAGACAAGATAATCCTATCAAAGCCTTTGTAGTTAGTTCAGATGTTTCTAACGCTCAAAGCCTTGACAGGAATATTGTAGAGAATAGCAGTCTTTAATTGTAATTAACTTATAGAAGTAAACCTTACATCAGTCTTTTTAACTTCATTAAGTCATCCATTGTTTGCACTTTTACAAGGTCGCAAGCATCCATCAAAATAGGTTGAAGTCCATTTAGAGCATTATGTTCGCAGTTTAAAATATCTAACGTGTTGATTTGTTCACCTATTAAAAACTGTCCGTAAAAATCAATATTTGGCTGCTTAATATTGAAAGTTACTATTACACAATTTCCATTTTTCTGGTACTGTACACCGATGTCATCGTATGATTTTGCAGGTGTTTTTTTAATACCAAAACTTTCAATATTAGTATTTACCTTTTCATCATTCATGGTTAAATAAAAACCTTCAGATATAGTTTCGTCTATATTAAAAAGTTTAGTAATAATTGTGTCATTTTTTTCTACGTCAATTTTTATAATATGGTTCATAATTATATTTATTTTTATTTTAGTTATTTAATTAGTTACAAAACAGCAAACCGTTGCTTCTTTTCAGCATCAGTATAAGCCCTAGCCTTAACTCTCTTCTCTCCTTTTAGTAATTGGTGGTAAGTATACCCGTTAAAAAACGCCATCCATTTAGGCACGAATAAGCCGTCTCTCTCAATTACATATCCTGATAATTCTCTTTGGAAAATGTAATAATCTCTTCCTGTTTGTGTTCCTTCTTTTTTTACTGTATTCATGTTTATATATTTAATTGTTAATTTTTTATATAATCTTCTTTTAATTATATTAGTTCTTCTGAAGAACTTTGTGCTAATCTATCCATAATTTAAATTTATCTGTGTTGTTTATGTATTCAAATACTTGGTCTTTTGTAGATTTTGTTATAGTTCCTTTTCTTTTTTCTATATCAATAAAGGCTTCTTTAAACTCTGTGTTAATACTTTTTGTACTTCTTATATCTTCCAATATATCTACAAGTTTTTTTAATTCTAAACTTACTATTCCACCATTGAAAAGTATTTTTTCGATTCTGTTTTTAATGTGAGTTGTCATAATTTCTATTTAATTGTTAATAATATACAAACCTACATGTAAAATTCCTTTTTTTGTAACAAAACCTATACTTTTTAGTTATAGTAGTGTACTAAACAATAGTTATAATCTATGAAGGTTTACGAGGCTGTATTTAATGAGGCGAAGAATAAAGGTGTTTGGGGTATCTCTTTAGTTGAAGACCCTGCAATGGAAGAGACATTTTTAGCGCTCTCTAAAGCAGATTCTAAGATAGAGTTAAAGACTTTAGATGAAGAGCAAAGAATCATAGTAGGTCTAGTATTAGAGCCAGATAAAAAAGTTTACAGAAATCAAGGCGGAGAAGAATTTGAAATGTTTTTTTCTAAAGAAACTGTTAAAGATTTGATGTATAACTTCGCTAAACAAGGCTACCAAACAAACTCAAGCATAGAGCATAGCGGTCAAAGAATAGAAGGCGTTTCTTTCACAGAAATGTGGCTAGTAAGAGACGAGAAAATGGACACTGCTATTTCTTTAGGTCTAAACCCAAAAGAAGGGTCGTGGATGGCTGTATCTAAAATAGACAGTGATGATGTTTGGAATGATTACGTTAAGACAGGAAAAGTAAAAGGCTATTCAATCGACGCTTTTGTCGAATTACAGGAAGTTAAATTAAATAAAGATAAACAAATGGAGAAAACAATTTTAGAAGAAATTAAAGACATTTCTAAGGCTATCATGTTGACTTTGAATCCTGCAAAGGAGGAGGTTAAACTAGGTAGTGTAAATTCAGTCGATGGAACGGCTCTTATGTACGATGGCGAAACGCCAGAAGTAGGTGGGGCGGTCTATCTTATGGATGCAGATGGCGAGACAAAGATACCTCTGCCAGTTGGGGAATATGCTTTAGAAGGCGGTGGCAATCTATCAGTAGTTGAAGAAGGTATTATTGCTTCAATTGGAGTAGCAGAAGAAGAGGAAGCACCAGCAGAATTAGCAGAACCAGTAGCAGCACCAGCAGCAGCGACAGCAGCAGACGTAGCAGCGGAAATCAAAAGTGTACTAATTAAATACACAGAAGATGCTAAAACTGAAAGACTAGAATTTGAAAAAGCAATCAAGTTAGAGCTTGAAACTTTCAAAGGTCAGTTAGTAGAATTTTCTAACAAGCCAGCAGCTAGTAAAACAGTAAGCGCACCGACTTTAAGACAAGGTACAAAACAGAATTACATTGAATTTTTAAACAACAAATTATAAATGGCAACAACAACAGTAAATTCGATTTTTGGAACTCCAAGAACGAGAGTGGCTCAAAATTTATCAGCCGTAAGTTTAACACTTACAGACTCTGATAGTGGAATAGAGCAAAACATGGCAACAGATGCAAAGGTATATACTTTACCTTTAATTACATCCTCTACATTAGGATTAACTCTTATATTTAGAAATACAGGAGCAGACGGAAACAACTTAATTACAATCTCTCCTAATGCCTTAGACGGTATTAACGGAACTATTGCTAACGCAGCAGCAGATTCAGTAGCAAGTGGAGTAGTAAATAAGAATTTAGTAAATACTAAATCAACTTCAAACAAAGGGGATTTTGTTATCCTTACGGCAGTATCATTAACAGAATGGTACATTACAGGAGGAGTAGGAATTTGGGCATCAGAAGCATAATTAAAAAAAACAAAATAAAATGGCAACAACAACAAATATAACAACAAACTTCGTGGGTGAAGTGGCTGGTGAGTATATCGCTAAAATGATACAAGAGGCGAACACTATCAGTGAAAATTTAATTACGGTGCGACCTAACGTGGTATCACCAGAATTTGTAAGAAAAATACAAACAGCAGACGGGTTTGTAGATTACGCTTGTGGATGGAATCCATCAGGCTCAACAACTTTAACAGAAAGAGAATTAGCCCCTAAGAAAATCAAATGGGATTCTGAATTTTGTAAGGAAGATTTTAGAAATTTATGGACTGCTCAAGAAATGGGCTTTTCTGCACACAATGACAACTTACCAGCGACAGAACTTGCTGCAATTTTAGCCGATTACGGGCAAAGAGTAGCACGTAAGATAGACGTTGATATTTGGGAAGGTGACAACTCGGACGGAACTCTTGCAGGTATAATTCCAGCATTAGTAGCAGATGCGGACGTGATTGATGTAGCAGCACCTCAAGCAATTACATCAACTAATGTAGAGGCGCAAGTAGGAAATTTCTTTGATGCAATTCCAGATGCAGTTTTAGAATCTGACGGTATTGTTTACGGTGTATCTACAAATGTAATAAGAGCATTACGTAGAGCATACGGAAGCCAAGCAAGGTCAAACGGTACTTTCTTAAACCCATCAGAATTCGAATTTGAAGGATATATTTTAACGGAAGTTAAAGGATTGAACGCGAATACAATGGTAGCTTATAACAAGAACCAAGTATTTTTTGGAACTGGTCTTTTATCAGACATCAACGAAGTGAAGATTAAAGATATGGATGAAGTAGATTTATCTGGACAAGTTAGAATGAAATTAGTTATGACAGGTGGCGTTCAATACGCTTACGGTGCTGAGATAGTTTTATACAGAGGATAGAAAATAATATCACTAAGGGGTGAAACTCCCCTTTTTTTAAACAAGATAAACAATGGCGTGTGATATAACGAGTGGGCGAGTAAAACAATGTTCAGACACTTTAGGAGGTGTTTCTAAACTATATTTATTCAATTACGTTGCAAATCCCTTTACAGTTTCGGCTGGGGAAGCAACAGCAATGAATGTATTAGTAACAGCGGCTTACGAATATGACTTAGAAGGTGATGGGCATATTTTAGACGAGCAACAAGTACCGAACAGAGATGCAGGTACAAGAGTGAATACGCAAACGATTACAGCAATACTACAAAAGATAGATGCTGCAACGAGTGCGGAAATGAATTTAACAGCAGCGAACACACCGCAAGCAGTTGTAAAAGATAGAAACGGAAACTATTTTGCAGTAGGAATTACTGACGGGGTTAAGTTTTCGATAGCGGTAAATACAGGAAGTGCGCATGAAGATAACAACGGGTACACTTTAACAGGTACTTCTAAAGAGGCTTTATTAGCACCTATATTAGATAGTTCAACAGTAACTGAATTTTTAGCAGTAGTAGCATAATCTAAGCATTAATATTTAAACTCCCTTTTCATTAATTTGTTAAGGGATTTTTTATTTAAAGTAACAAATCTAGCAATTTTTAGTTATAATAGTATGAAGGTAATATCACCAACAGATACAACGCATATAATTAAGATGATTCCTAGATTTTACACAATAGGAACTGACTTAACTTTGAATATAAAAGACGAGGCTGGAAGGATAGACGAAAGCGCAACTATAACAAACTTTACTATTGTAAACAAATACTTAAATCTAACGTTTACAGATGCTAATTTTTCTACATTAGACTTTTACGAAAATGGAAAGTATCAACTTAAAATTACTGATGTGGATTCTGGTGATATTCTTTATAGAGGCAAAATGATTGCTACAACACAAGCAACGCAAGCATATAAATTAACAAACGGATTGTACACGATATGAACGATATAGCATTATTAAAATTTCAGAATTACGTTCGCCCTTTACTTCAAGAAAATAAAGCGAAAGATTGGGTATTAAACGGTAAAGATAATTCATTCTATCAGACCATTATAGACAGGGTGAATGGTTCACCAACTAATTACGCAATTATCAGTTCTTATATAGATTTAATCTATGGTAAAGGATTAAGAGCTAAAAATGCTAAGTCTAATTTAGAAGGATGGATAAAATTCAAATCTATCATAACTAAGCAAGATATACGCAGAATTATAGCAGACCGCGAGTATTTTGGTGAGGCTTCGATGGAAGTTATACAAACTAAAGGTAAAGAATTAAGTTCTATCAATCATATACCTAAAAATTTACTAGTGCCTCAAATTGAAAATGAAGAAGGAGAAATTGAGAACTATTGGTTTAGTAGAGATTGGGGAGATACAACTAGAAACAAACCTACTCCGATACCAGTATTTGAAGGTAAAGCAGAGAAAGAAATATTTGTAATAGCACCATACAAAGCGGGGAAAAGTTATTTTTCCGACCCAGATTGGCTTTCAGTAATGACTTATTGCGAAATGGAAGAGGAAATTGCAAACCTAAATATTAACTCTATTAAAAAAGGGTTGAGTGCAGGTTATATTATAAATATTCCTGACGGAAATTCGTACACACCAGAAGAAAAAGAAGAGTTTAAAAGACAAGTTAAATTAAAGTTAGCAGGGTCAACTAATGCAAGTGACTTTATGATTTCGTTTAACGGAGTAGAGCAAGAGATAACAATCACACCCTTTCCTGTTAATGAGAATATACATAAGCAATGGGAATTTTTGACTAATGAAAGCCGTCAACAAATTATTACAGGTCATAAAGTAACAAGTCCTATGTTGTTCGGTATAAAAGACAGTACTGGATTCGGAAATAATGCAGACGAATTAGATACAGCCGAGGCTCAACTAATGAAAAGGGTCGTAGCACCTAAGCAGCAATATATCATTGATGCTTTAGAGTCTATTTTAGTTCAATATGATATTAATTTAGATTTAGAGTTTATTCCTTTAACAGAAATTAAAGAAGAGCCTAAAGCGGTAGAGTTAAGTAGTGATTGCGAGCATACTCATGGTGTAAACGATTTAATAAACTTAGGAGAAGATATAGATTTAAACGAATACGATTTAATAGACGAAGTAGAGGTTGATTATGAAAATGAATTAGAATTAAAGGCTACAATATCTGGAAACCCAAAAAAAGGGAGTATTCAAGATAGCAAAAATATATTAATACGTTATAAATACGCTGGAAACCCATCACCAGAAAGACAATTTTGTAAAGATATACTATCAGCTAATAAGGTTTATAGAAAAGAAGATATAGTTGCACAAGAAAGTAATCCTATTAATAGAGGTTGGGGTGCAAACGGTTCTAATACATACTCAATATGGCTCTACAAAGGCGGTGGGGCGTGCAAACATAAATGGAACAGAGTAATATATCTAAGAAAAGGAACTAAAATGACTTTAACCGATATAATAAGCACTGGCGAAGCAAGAAGAAGAGGTTATAAAGTACCTACAAACGACAGCAAGGTAAGCATAACACCTAATAGAATGCCGAAAAAAGGATTTTTAAAATAGATTATGGCAATTAAATTATTTATAACACCTCAAGAAATAGCAAACACCACCATTTTAGGCGGTAATATAGACCTAGACAAGTACACATTTGTAATAAATAGTGTAATGATTACGGTATTAGAGCCGCTTTTAGGTAGTTTGTTATACGATAAGATACTAACAGACTGGACTGCCGACACTTTAGCAGGTGATTACTTAACAATATTTACTGAATTTATCAAACCTATCACTAAAAATGAATCCGCTGCGGAATACATAGAGATGTCAAGTTATACATTAGCAAATGGAGGACTTTTTAAGCACTCTCCAGACAATGCAGAAGTAGTAGACAAGGACGAGGCGCAATTTTTAAGCGGAAAGTATCACAATATATCACAAATGTATATCCAAAGATTCAATAAATGGATATGTAAGAACGTTATATCAGAATATAAAATATCACAAGACGAGGTAAACGCATCAAAAAGTTTAACAGTACGCTCTGGGTGGTTCTTTGGAAGAACAAAAACCGATTATGATAATCAGTATTTTTGCGATAACGACCTTTCCTGTTAATGATTTGCGGTATTACATCGGGCAGGTCTAAACAATGTAGTGATAGTGTTGCAGGGTTCAATATTGTTTACTTGTTTCCTTTCGTTAGTTACGATAGGAGTCAAATTATTTTAAATACTAACATTGTAACTACATTCCCAGATACTGAAATTTTTAAATTTGAAGTATTGAACGCTAATTTGTCAGAAGAAATGAGCGAAGATGATGGAGGTATATTTTACAGTCAGAATTTGAGTTTTGATTTGGCGAGAACTAGCGTAGAAGATAATTTAGAATTGACTAAGTTGATGGATAAAGACTACATGGCTATCGTTTCAGATAGGAACGGTATCTTTAGATTATTAGGAACTTACAACGGATTGAGCGCAGAGGTTACAAAGGTCACAGGAGGCGGTATGGAGGACTTTAACGGGTATAAGGTAACGATGGAAGGAAAGGAATCTTTAAGCTCTTTATTCGTGTCTAATTTAGAAGATGCTGGATTTGTAGAGGATGGTTTTCTTTTGCTGGAAAACGGAGAGTTTATTTTAACAGAAAGTAACGAGAAAATAATATTGGAATGAGTAAAAGATTAAGCGCATTAACGAAAATAACATCTATATTAGACGGGGCTTTAATATACATAGTTGATTTAACACGAACGGCAGGAGACCAATCAGTAGGTATTACTAAGCAAAACCTAGCGAACGACTTAGGACAAGCAACAGGTGAACCAGTTTCTTATAGTGCTATATGGTCTACTGGTTTAACCTTCCTAGTCTCTGCGGAAACTTACTACATAAATAATAATATACACACAGCAACGGCTGCAAATGTTACTTTAGATGCTGCTCATGCAAGTTTAGATAGATTAGATTATTTAGGCGCATTCGCAGACGGTACAGTAGGTAAGGTTACAGGAACACCCGCAACGACATCTTTAGTTACCGAGCCAGAATATGACCCTTCTGATTTTTTCCCTATAAAATTAGTCTTAATTAATACAGGAGATACCACCCCAACAGACCCAGATACAGGAGAAACAGCAGACACTACGTTAATATTTGACGAAGATACGGGAAGCCCTACTGAATGGGATTTGACTTTAAACAGTGGTGATTTAGCAGTAACAACAGTTGACCCTTATAGCGGCACTAAATCAATAGAAGCTACTAATTCAAATCTTAATGATTTAATGACCTTTACTTGGACTTCATTAAAAAGTACAGATGATATAACTGCATTAAGCTGGTGGACTAAATTAAAAGCAGATATGTCTGCAAATAGCATTAGATTAAGTTTTCATAATGGCAATGAATTGGTAGGAAAGGTTACTTATTTTAATGACGGCAGAAATGGCTTTGATAGTTCTAATTTATCGTATCAAAAAATAACGATAAATAGAGATGATTTTATAGGGTTGCCTAGTGCGCAATACGATAGTATTAAAATAAGTTATTTTACACAAACTTTTGCAGGTTATTTCTTTGATAAATTTGAACTACACGAAGGCTCTACTGCTTTACCACCAACTAGCGGAGGAAACTTTGGAGATGTGTTTGGAGCAAATGTTTCAATAGATGACAGTATAGCAGTATTTAGTGGAACTACTGGAAAGATTATAAAAGATAGCGGAATAAAGATAACAGACTTAACCGAAACTTTAGCTTTTAGCGATGAAACAACAAGTCTAACAACAGGAACAAGTAAACTAACTTTTGCTATGCCTAATTACGCAACTACTTTAACGGGTGTAAGCGTAAATGTAAAGACTGCACCAACTGGAAGCACACTAATATTTGATTTAAACGAGGGTGGTACTTCTGTATTAAGCACAAAGGTGTCTATTGACATCGGAGAAGTAAACAGCGAAACATCAGCCACTCCTCCTGTTATATCAGACAGCGCAATAGCAGCGAATGCTGTAATGTCGATTGATATAGACCAAGTAGGCAGTACCATTGCGGGAGTAGGCGGTAAATTTAGATTATATTATAAAAAAGCATGATAAACCCGTACAGATTTTTAAGCGAAGGAAATTTTACATTTTCAACAACTTCTGTTATTTCAAATTGGTCTCCTACTACAGTTGTAAATGGAGGCAGCACTTTAACTTGGGATATTACAGGAGACATAACACCAACCTCTCAAAATGTAAACGACCCCACTTTTGATTTAACTGCAAATACAGGAACTGTAAACATGAATGTTTATGATATTAGTTTAGTTACTTTTTTAGACTTTAGAAATTTAGATTTTACATTATTAAATTCTTCTAATTTGGTTTCTTTGCAATCATTAAATGTTATTAACAGCTTTTTAACAGATTTAGATTTAACTAATAATACTTTGTTACAGCAATTATTTCTTACTAACAACTCTTTAACTACTTTAAGTTTAACCACTCAAACCTTTTTAATTATTTTAGATTGCGAGGATAACAATTTAGCAACTTTAGATATTAGTTCAACAAATATTAAAATTTTAAGATGTGAAGGAAATAGTTTTTCTTCTACCGTAACAAACAAAATATTAACAGATTTAGTTGCTATTGGTCAAAATAACGGTACTTTAAGCTACAGAAACAATGAAACAGGACAAGGAGTCACAGACAGAGCAACTTTAATAAGTAGAGGTTGGACGATAACAAATTACGCAACATAATCTGAAAAATAATGACAGCAAAAGAAAACGAAGAGTTTATCATACTCAAGCAAGATGTAAAGTATATAAAATCTGAGGTTACAGAAATTAAAAAAAACAGCAAGCAACTAAACGAAAGCATGCTGCTTTTAACTTCTAAAATGTTTACAGACGATTTAACAGGCGAAAAAGGGTTTTTTGAGATAACCAAAAGACATGGGATTCGCTTGACTAAATTAGAGAATTTTAAAGCGGTTGGTTACGGTGTTATTATGGCAGTAGGAATATTAGCAGGATGGTGGTTAAAATTTAAAAAACAAGGCTCATGAAATATTTTGAAGAAGAGGAGTTTTTAATGGATGGCGTTATAGTTTTCGATAAAATGGATACTAACTTATTAAAGGATTTAGACGTACTTAGAGGACTTGTAAACGAGCCTTTACGCTTAACTAGTAGTTATAGAGATGAGGAGAAAAATAATGCAGTAGGAGGGTCACAAAGAAGCCAACACTTAAAAGGTAAAGCGGTAGATATTTCTTGCAACAACGGAACGTTAAGAGCAAATATTGTAAAGCACGCTTTATCTATAGGTTTAACTTGCGGAGTTGCAAAGACTTTCGTACACGTAGACAATAGAAGTAATCAAGTTGTATTTTCATATTAATGGGATTTTTAAGTAAACTATTTAGCGTAGGAGCAGGAAAAACAATCATATCAATTGGAGACGTTGCAGACAAATTATTCACTTCCAAAGATGAGAAGCTGACCCATGAGGAGGTTAGAATGAGAATACTAAACACGCCTTCACTTGCTCAAATTGAAGTAAACAAAGGAGAAGCTGCTCACAGGTCACCTTTTGTTGCTGGATGGAGACCTTTTATAGGATGGGTTTGCGGTCTCGCTTTATTATACAACTTCATTATAAGAGACATTCTTGCTTGGTCTATCAGATTGGTAGATAAAACAATAGAAGCACCACCAGAGTTGGCTATGGAGCATTTGATGACAGTCTTGCTTGGTATGTTAGGTCTTGGAGGTATGCGTACTTACGAAAAGTTGAAAAATAAATCATTTTAAAAAAATACATTCAATTAATTACAAGCACTTTCCTTTACAGTTAGTGCTTTTTTTACCTTTACAATATAATATTTAAAAATAAACGTTAATATATTAAGTTGTTTAAATAATATTGTATATCTTTGGTGTATAATTAAAACTAATATTATGAATACGGAATTAACAAGAGTTTGGAACAGTTTAGATAGAGATGATAAATTAGAAATCATTGAAAACGGAATAGATATGTGTAGCGTATCGGAGGGTTTTTTAATGTTAAGATTATTTAAAAAAGGTAATGAAATTTCTTCTTTTATTTCTAACACATTAGAAAATCATCTTTGTGTTGAGGTTGTATCTAAATCTACATTAAGCGAGTTGTTTAGCGATGAACACGATTTTGAAGAAGAGGACGCAGAAGTTATTTTAAAATGGATGGAATCACAAAAATAAAAACTAATATTATGGTAAAAAAAACAATTGACTTCCCAGATGATTTATTATTAAAAATCACAAAAATTGCAAAACTTGAAGATAGAAGTTTTAGCGGACAAGTAAGGGTATTATTAGCAGAATCAACAAAGAAAGTAAAATGAAAAAAGTAACGCAAAAATTACTAGACAAGGTATTGAAAGAGGCTGACGAGCATATAACTGATTTAGATGTTTATATTGAATATAACACGGAAACATTTTATTTTTTCTTTGAAATAAATGCTACATTTGAGGAAACTGCTTATATTGCTTTAGATTTAGACGATAACAAGGTTGAGTTATCAGAGGAGCAAATCAACTTTGTATTTAAACACGTAAAAGACTTACAAGACACCGAAATAGAGAAACAAAGAGAATTAGAAAATCAATTTTAAAAACATAAAAAAATGACTAAAACAATTTTACCCACAGGAGTAGTAGTAAAGCATAGACAAGAAGGTAGTATAAAGGTGTATAGCCAAATACTAAAAGATGAACCTATCTACAACGAAGTAACATTAGAAACTGCTCTTAGAAATGAGTTAAAAGACAACCTTATAAAGTTACACCAATGAAAAATATAAAATTCAATAACAATGAATTAACTATGATACAGAGAGCATTAATAAACTTTATCTTAATGGACGATATAACATTAGAAGAAGCGAAAGAATTAAAAGAATTGTACCTTAAAATTAAATAAAAATGAATTTACAAGATTTAAAAAAAGAGATGCCTTTCAAATGGCGAGTTCAAAGTACTAGCCAATACGGTTCTAATTGCGTTGCTTACATAGATGCAAGAGATGTACAAGATATATTAGATGATGTTGTAGGTGGTGCTAATTGGCAAGTAAAATATGAAGAGCATAAAGGAAATCTATTTGCAAGTATAGGTATATTACTTGAGTCTGGATGGGTTTGGAAATCTGACTGCGGAACTGAAAGCCAAGTTGAGAAGCAGAAAGGAGAAGCCTCAGATGCTTTTAAACGTGCCGCTGTAATGTGGGGAGTTGGCAGATTTTTATATTCCTTAGAAATCATTAAAATAAAAGAAGTTATAAAGGCAGGTAACAAATATCATCCTGCGCATAACGGTCAAAGAATTTGGAATATAAACGAACACTGTAATAAGATTCACAACTCAAAGAAAGTTAAACGCAAAGAAGCATTAACTATTGATAAGTTTGAGAAAGCGAAACTATTTACCTCTGAACAAATACAACAAGTGTTAGACACGTTTAGAATGTCAAGCGAACAAAGAAAAGATTTAACTACATTAATATGAGCCAGAAAGTAAGCATAGTATTAGAATTAGAAGATAGACGGCAGAGCCATTTTTACGAACAATGGATAAGGGGAGAATTTAATGTTATAAGTTATGCAAACCTACCAGACACATCTAAATTATACGAAGAGAATAGCACCTTTAAGAAGTTAGTTGCTAATGTTAAAAAAGCGCAATGGGAAAGAGATACATTTATAAATAAAAATAATGAAGTTTGACCTATCTAACAGTTTAGAACTTAGGAAGTACGAAACAAGGTCTGATGAATTAAAAAAAGCTGGTAGCAAAGTAGATTTTACAAAAATAGGAGAAAATAGAACTGTAAAAATTAACAAATACTTACACGTTTGTATCAATCTTTACGCTATTGAATTTGGTTATACAAGCAGCGAAGCTAAAACAGATTTAAAAAGATACTGCCCTTTTATGATTTATGAAAAGAACGGGAAAAAGTATCTAGTTGAGACTTCTAAGCAAACCAATGAAGAATGTAGTAAGTTTGTGGAGTGGATAAGAAACTATGCAAGTAATCAAGGTTTGTACATACCAGATGCAGACGAATACAAGAGCAACAGGTTTGAAATAGATAAAGAAATAGATAAATATAAAACACACTTATGAAAACAAAAAAAACAAAAACCATGAAAACAAGAATAGAGAAAATTACATTGTATAGTTATAAGGCTTGGTGGAAAAACCCTCAAAACCAAAAAAAGAAATTAACATCTTACTCTTGTAAATTTGAAACCGTAGAAGCTGCTAAAAAATGGTATCTTAATTTCGGAAAAGCTTTAGAAAAAAAATTTAAAAGGGAACTTATTTTTTCAGAAACTATAATAACAAAAGAAATAGAATTAACTTAAAAAAAATAATGAAGAAATTAAAAGGAGTCGACGGAAAATTAGATACGGCTTGGAGCAAACTCGTAAAGTTAAGAGCAGGGATGAAATGCGAAATAGAGAATTGTAAACACAAACCAACATTAAACAGTCATCATATATTTATCAGAAAAAACCGAAGCACTAGGTGGGATGTTGAAAACGGATTATGTCTATGTATAGGGCATCATACAATGAGCAGTAAATTTTCCGCGCATGGAAACCCTATAGCATTTACATATTGGCTTGAAGAATACAAAGGTAGTGATTTTATAGATAGCCTTTCTTTTAAAGCACACAGTACTATGAAGTGGAGCAAGCAAGAAAAAGAAGATTTGCTAAGGGATTTAGAAGATGAAATAAAAACGTATAAGTAACACATAGTTTAAAAAATATCGTATATTTATAGTATGGAAAAATATAAAGATATAAAAGGTTACGAAGGCGTTTATCAAGTAAGCGACTCAGGAAACGTTAAGAGTTTAAAATTCGGTAAAGAAAAAATACTTAAAAGTTGTATTGATACTGGAGGCTATTATTATGTAGGACTGTCTGAAAATAATACAAGAAAGTTTTTTAGAGTTCATAGATTAGTAGGGAGCGCGTTTATTATTAATGATAATAATTATCCTGAAATAAATCACATAGACAAAAATAAAAGCAATAATACATGCTCTAATTTAGAATGGTGTACAAGGCAACAAAATGCAGATCACGGATACTCTAAAAAAGTTTTTCAATTCGATATGGATGGTAATTTTATAAAAGAATGGAAGTCTACTTCTGAGGTTGGAAGGAGCGGTTTTGTTCAACAACATATTTCTGCTTGTTGTTTAGGTAAACTAAAACACCATAAAAAATATAAATGGAGTTTTGAAAAGGATATATTACTAACAGAATTAAACAAAGAAATAAAATCTTATGACTAAATATGAATTAATAATAAACACAGTACAAAATATATCTGAAATTCAAGATATAACATTACCAAATAGAATGAGATTTGTAGCAGACTGTAGACACGTTTGTTACGGATTATCAAAAAAGTATTACCGTAAAAAATACAACGGATACGTAATGTCTAAAATGATGAAAAGAACACACGCATCAGGAATCAACTCTATAAATTCTTTTGAAAATAACATTAATAAATCTTGGTTTGAAGGGAACGACGTGTACAATAAATCTGTTCTAATCTTAGATGAAATTTTAGGCGTTAAGAACGAAGAAATTAAAAGAGAGATTCAAAGACTAGACGATAAGCGAGAGTTTCTTATCTCTCAAATTGAAGTAAATAATTAAATTATAATTAAATATATAAATATGGATAAAATTTATCATCATTACACGCTATGGGAAGATTGGAAGGCTGGATTCTATAACAATATGTCTGGAGATGCAAAAAAAGAAAAAATACAGTCTGTTTTAAATATGTTTCAAAGCAAAGAGCTTACAAACGAATACATGAATAAGGTTATAGAAACATGGAAGTATTCGTGCGAGCAGAATTTCACAAACGAATCTATAAATAAAGTAGCCTACTTAGGGCAAGCAGCTTGCTGTATTTACGGAAGTGTACCTTCTACGATAACAATGGAGGCTTGGAGTTTGTTAGACAACAAAACTAAAGAACGCTCAAACAATATTGCCTTAAATATTATAAAAAAATGGAAACTAGCAAATAAAAATATACAATTATGCCTAAAAATTATTTAAATCAAAACGTTTTAGAAGCTACATACGAAAGAACAAATTATGTGTTTGATAATTTTAAAAGAATATATCTTTCTTTTAGCGCAGGAAAAGACTCAACTATAATGCTTCATACCACTATGAAAATAGCTAAGCAAAGAGGAGTTAAAATAGGGGTTATGATAGTTGATTTAGAAGGTCAGTATAAGTTAACTATTGACCATATTATTAAAATAACAGAAGAGTATAAAGATTATATTGATTTATATTGGATATGCTTACCTATTCATTTAAGAAATGCTGTTTCTGTTTACGAACCTTTTTGGAAATGTTGGGATAAAGACAAGAAAGAGGATTGGATTAGAGAACTCCCTAGTAATTGTATTAGTGATATTAATCATTTTCCTTTTTTTAAGGACGGTATGGAGTTTGAAGAGTTTGTTCCAGAGTTTGGAGAGTGGTACTCTCAAGGAGAGTTAACAGCTTGTTTGGTAGGAATTAGAACAGATGAAAGTTTAAATAGATACAGAACAATAGCTTCTGATTCTAAGGTTAAGTTTAACGATAAATGTTACACTACAAAAGTGACGGATAATGTTTTTAATGTTTACCCTATTTACGATTGGAGAACAGAAGACGTTTGGGTTTATCACGCTAGATATCCAGAGCATAGATACAACTACCTTTACGAAATGATGCATAAAGCAGGGTTAAGCATATCACAACAAAGGATATGTCAACCTTACGGAGATGACCAAAGAAGGGGTTTGTGGTTATTTCACTTAATAGAGCCAGAAACGTGGGCAAAAGTTGTTGCAAGAGTAAACGGGGCTAATTCTGGAGCGTTGTATGTAAACGAGAGCGGTTCAATAACTGGATATAATAAAATAACTAAACCAAAAAACCATACATGGAAAAGTTTTAGTGAATTATTTTTAAGTAGTGTTCCTGATGTAACAAAACAACACTATCTAAATAAAATATTCACTTTTGAAAAATGGTGGGAAGAAAGAGGTTATCCACATGGAATCCCAGACGAAGCCCCGTACGTTTTAGAGGGTAAAAAAATCGTACCTTCATGGAGAAGGATTGCTAAATCATTATTAAGGAATGATTTCTGGTGTAAAGGACTAGGGTTTACTCAGCACAAAACAGCTGCTTATAAAAAATATTTAGACTTAAAAAAGAAACAAAGAAATAACGATAAAATATATAAAAACGTATAATTATGAAAAAAATAATAGAAGGATTGTTAGAATTAAATTTACACGAAAGGGTGGAGGCTATAAATAAAATAAAAATACAACTCCATGAAATAAGTCCATTTAACACAGAGCCTACAGATTGTGTTTTATGGGTAAAAAATGATATTGTTAAAGCTAATGACTACAATCCTAATTCAGTTGCGCCTCCAGAAATGGAGTTATTAAGACTCTCTATTTCAAACGATGGATACACTCAGCCAATTGTGAGTATGAAAAACGAGGATGGAACAATTGAGGTTATAGATGGTTTTCATAGGCACAGAGTCGGTAAGGAGTGTGAAGAAATACAATCTAGAGTACATGGTTACCTTCCTGTTGTTCAAATAAAAGAATCTCAAAAAGGATTAAACGACAGGGTAGCTTCCACGATTAGACACAATAGAGCAAGGGGTAAGCATAGGGTGGACTCTATGAGTGAAATTGTAGCAGACCTTAAAAAAAGAAATTGGTCTCCTAAAAAGATAGGTAAAGAATTAGGAATGGACCAAGACGAAGTGTTGAGATTAGCGCAAATAACAGGATTAACTGAACTTTTTGCAGATAAAGAGTTTTCTAAATCATGGGATGTAAATGAAAAAGAGTAAAGATAATAAAGTGGAATTTCACGAAGATACGCATTCTTATATTTTAGAAGGTAAAAAATTAACTAGTGTAACTCAATACATATCTGAATTTAAAGCGCCTTTTGATACAGAAAGGATTGCTGGTGATTATGCAAGAAAGCGTGCTCTTACAAAAGAGTATGTTATTAAAATGTGGAAAGACAAAGCAGAAAAATCTTGTAAAATAGGAACGTATATTCACTCTGTATTTGAGGATTATATTTTAAATGTATATCACAAAAGTAAAGATTATCCTAAAAAAGAATCAGCATACTCTGTAATAGATGATTTGTTTAAGTCTGGAAGGCTTACTCCTGTAGAGGCAGAATATATTGTTTACAATGAAAAATACGCTGGTCAAATAGACTGTATCGCTAAAAACAAGAAAGGAGAGCATTTTATTTTAGATTGGAAAACAAATAATAAAATAGACTTTTTTAATAATTGGCAAAAAATGCTAGGTAAGTACTCGTGTTTTGATGATTGTAGTTTTAATAACTATTCAATACAATTAAACGCATACAGGGAATTATGTAAAGACTACGATATTAAAGCGTGCTATATTGTACATATTACAGATAATGGATATAAGTTTATAAAGGTAAAGGATTTAAATATAAATTTAAATTAACAACAGCTATATTGTTAAAATTTAACTGTTAATAAAGTTTTTTTGATAAATTAACTAGAGTTAAATATTAATATTACTTTTGGTAAGTGTTCAGACTTAGCGGTTTGATTCAATGAGGCGCAACCACCTGCACATTTCTTTTTTTTGGTTGTATAAATGGTTGAAATTATGAAAAAAACAAAAAGAAAAGCATTTAATTTTTTACGTAGTTATTTTGACGTATTAAACGAGTTGGAAAAAGATTCTGATAAGTTGAGTTTTTTAACGTCTATTATAAATAAACAGTTTTTAAATGAAGACCCTAACGAGTTAAAATTTATAGCAAAGTTATGTTATGAGAGTCAAAGGCACTCTATAGAATCAAGCGTAAAGGGTTGGATTAGAGCGAATAAGACAGATTTACAAGGTTATGTTTTAGACACCCCTAGGACTGACCCCCCCACCAACCCCCCCACTAACCCCAAGGAAGAGGAAGGGGAAGAGGAAGTACAAGAGAAAGAGAAAGTACAAGAGAAAGTAGAATTAATAATAAATAGAGAAGCGGAATTTAAAAATTCCTTGCAACCGTTTTTAGAAGAGTTTGGTTCTAATACTTTAAATGATTTTTATCTTTACTGGACTGAAAAAAAACCAAAAGGAAAAAAGATGTTATTTGAAATGCAAAAAACTTTCGATGTTAAAAGAAGATTAGACAGGTGGTCTAAAAACAATTTTGGAAATAAAGAAAAAAGTTCCGCAAAAAAAGAAGATGCTGCTTTAATCTTACAAAGAAAATACGGCTTAATAAATTAAAATATGGACTTAGTTAAATTAGATAAACAATTACCTTTAAGGGCATACCCAGAGAAAGAACTAAATAAGGTACTTTTAATGAACTTTCTGCCCTTCTTGACTAGACTATTATCACTTACAGATGAAGTGAGCGCAAATCGCCTTGAAATGGCTTTACCAGCGATAAAGGAGCAATGTATAGGAATGGGTTTCAAAGAAATTAAGAAAATGTTTGAAATGTATGTAGATTCTAAATTAAGTCTAAAGCCTATACCAAACTATTTTGATAGGATATTACTGGGCAAGATAGTAAGTAATTATAAATCGTTAAACAAACCAAAAAAAATGGAGGAAAAAGAAATTTCAGAAGAGGAAAAAGAGTTTATCATGGCAGAAGCAATTGATAGACTAAAAAAAGAGGTTGCTATTAATAAAAAGATAACAAGTATATGCGTTCATGTTTACGACCACCTAGACGAAAAGCAACTACTACCTAAAGAGAAAGAATACAAGCTAGAGATTTACGAACGAGCAAAGAAAGTAGCGAAAGGAGAAGCAGCAAGCAAAGCAACTAATTCACTAGAAGAGCACAGGAATTTAAAAGCAGCGATTGAAAAAATAGATTTACCTAAGAACTCAAATGTAATTAACATTGCAAAGAGATTGGTGTTAGAAGATTACTTTAAAAAATAAATTATGAAAATATTAGTAGCTTGTGAAGAAAGCCAAGCGGTAACAAAAGCTTTTAGAAGTTTAGGACATGAAGCATATAGTTGTGATATACAAGAGTGTAGTGGTGGCAAACCACAATGGCACATACAGGGTGATGCTATAAAAGAAGCGTATAGTGGTAAATATGATATGATGATAGCTCACCCACCCTGTACCTTTATGAGTAAAGCGGGTGCTAGATTTATGTACCCTACAGCTGGAAATGTATGCCCCGATAGATTAAAATTAGGTTTAGAAGCTCAAGAGTTCTTTATTAAATTATTAAACGCACCGATTAAACATATTGTTGTAGAAAATCCAACACCGTTAAAAGTGGTAAGATTACCTAAAGAAACTCAAGTAATACAGCCTTATCAGTTTGGACATCCGTATAGTAAAAGAACTTTGTTGTGGATTAAGAATTTACCACCTTTAGAACACACTGACGTTCTTGATAAATGGACTCCTTTCTTACCAAGTAATACTGGAGGTAAGAAGAGAGGTCAAAAGACTAATAGAGGTACTTCTAGGAACGCTAAAGAGAGTAGTAAAACTTTTCAAGGAATTGCTAATGCTATGGCTGAACAATGGAGCGAATATTACCACAAAAACCAATTAACAATTTTTTAATTATGATTTCAAGCAACTATAAAATAATAAAGAACTTAGTAGAGAAACACGCTAAGATAAAAGACTTATCTATTAAAGGGAATAAAAAACACTTAGCACTATCAAGATGCGTTTACTATAGAATATGCAAAGTATATCAAGGAAAAGACTACAGCCATACAGAAGCAGCAAAAGCGATAGGAAGATGTCACAATAATTCTATTTACGGGTTAAAAAGTTTTTCTAAATTTAGATGTCAAATTTTCTTTGAAGAATATATTAATATTGGTTTCTATTGCACAATAGATTTATCAGAAATAGAAAATAAAATAAATAATTTAATAACAGAAGAAACTAAAAAATAAATAAAATGAAAAAACAAAGGAAAAGATTAAGCAATTCAGAGGCAACTTTATTAGGAATCCAACCTAAACCTCAAGATAAAAAAGGAGAGAATACTAGATACATGATTACTAGTGAACAATTTAAAAAGATTAAAGAACACAGGCGTAACTTATCAACTTTAAAGAATGAAGTTAAGTCAGAAACAAAGGCAAACGATTACGAATCCAAACCTTTTGTATTGTCTGCTTTTAGCGATGACGGTAAGATGATGGGCATAGATGATTACTGTAGAGCTTACAATTTAATACGTAAAGATATTTCAAGTTGGAAGTTAATCACTCATACAGGTACACCTTATTACAATATTGTATTTAAGGAAAATAAAGAGGATTTATCTAGTATTATAGATATTGATTTTATAGAAGAGATTGCTAAAAAGCATATCAAACCAGTAGAATTAAAGCAACAGTTTACATTTATAGACAGCAGTCAAATAGATAGAATCGTTTACACAGATGTACATATCGGAATGTGTACGGATAAAGTAGGAACAGCCTTATATGCTAGTCCTTGGAATAAAGAGCGGTTAATGCTTAGAATGGAAGAGATGTGCGATTACACACTATCAAGGCAGAAGAGCCAAACATTACATATAGACGAATTGGGGGACTTACTAGATGGTTGGGATGGGTACACAACTAGAGGAGGGCATAAGTTGCCACAGAATATGACAAACAAAGAGGCGTTCGATGCTGCAATTGATTTTAAAGTAAAGATGATTGATTACTTGATACCGTATTACTCCAAGATTGTATGCAATAATATTTGTAATGACAACCATGCGGGAGACTTTGGATATATTGCAAACCAAACATTTAAATTCATCATTGAACAAAAGTATTTAGGTAGTGTAGAAGTTACAAACCATGTTAAATTTATCAATCATTACAACATAGGTAGACATGGAATTGTTATAACGCACGGGAAAGACGATAAGTCTTTAAAGTTTGGATTCAAACCACACTTAGACCCGAAACAAATAGAAAAGATAGACCAGTATTTAAAACAATACGGAGTTTATAAGTTTGATTTTATAGAGTTCGGTAAAGGGGATAGTCATCAATTACTGTTGGATTATTCCACAAGTGATGATTTCGACTACTTTAACTTCCATGCCTTTAGTCCTAGTTCTGAATGGGTGCAGACTAATTTCAAGAAAGGTGTTAGCGGGTTCACCCATGTAAGTATGAGCAAAGAATCAAACATTAAAATAGTGACCCCTTACTTTTTTAACTAAAAAATGATTATGAGAACCAATTTATTAGAACGGCTTAAACCTGAGTTTAAAGCGGGGCTAGAAGCTAACAGACAAAAGTATCCGAGTTCAGTTGAGGATGTAGAAAAAGTATTAAAAAGTTTTGTCATTTATGACGATTTAACTATCAACCAAATAGTAAAAATTTTTGAATTTTGTAACCACCAAAGTATTGGCAGAACCTCCTTCGACTGGAAGTTTGGACAAGATGCTTTTGAAACGTACAACGGACTATGTTAACCGCAGAGGCTATACACGAGCTAGCTTTGAACAAAACAAGAGCTAAACGAGTAATACTGGAAATAAGAGCAAATAGGCTCAAGTATGAAATAGAGCACAAACTAA